TGATATTATGAATGAACAAAAAAGACTCGATGATATTATTGAAGAACTCCGTTTATGTCTTAACTCATCAGATAAAGTTATTATTTGCATGCAAGAGGTATGTGGTGATCTTCTTGACAAAATTAGAAATAAACTAGATTGTGGAGTATATAATTATCAAGTTCCTCGTATTCCTAAAATTACTAAAACCCCTCTATCGCCCTACACAAATAATACGGAAAATCTTGTAGTTCTTGTATCAAATGATTTGAAAAATAAAATTGTTACTATCGAAAATGTTCAATTCGAAGATAATGGAAAAGCTGCTCTTATAGTAAAATTTAATGACTTTACTATTATCAATTTACATTTACCGATTAGTATTAAAGGAACTAAAGCCCTTAAACAACTTTGCAAATACATCGAACATGATAAATGTATTATTATGACAGGAGATTTCAATAAAAAATATAATTTATTGTTAAACGACTTCAAGGAACACGGAATTATTCCGTACATGAAATCATCAACTGCAATTAATACGTATACATACAAAAGGATAATTAATGGTGATTGTTTTAAATTTGAGATAATTGATCACGTTTTCGTTTTTGGAAATATGTCAATCGTCAAAGAAAACGTAACAGATAAAGAATATTCAGATCATTCTCTTTTATCAGTATTACTTGTATAATTATTTTATAATTTTATAATTTTTAATTATCTTTTTATTATAATTATATATACAATCGAATGGTTACATTTACCATTATACTTTTATTAATATTAATTTTTTTATGTATCATTATGCTTTACAATAGAAATATCATATTATATAAAGCAGAATCTTTTATAACTTCAACCAATAAATGTATTGATAATTGTGTTGATTCTCATAGTCAAAACGGAGATGATTATATGTGGCTTAATCAATTGGGTCATGGTAAGGTAGTAAATATATATTTTGAAGAGCCTGTTAATTCTGGTAAATGGACTTTATATGATGATAATTGGTGGAAAGTTCACTGCAAAGTAATTGATCATCGTCCTGATAATTTAGTTAAATCTCATGTTGATGCTTTTATAAATCCTCACACCAGATTTGCGCGATTGATGTTTACTTTTCAAGATGGTAAAAAAATGGAACCAACTAAAGAATTTTATGAATTAGAAGCTAATTATTTTAGGAATAATAAATTATGTAAATAAATCAAAATTATATTTTAATAAATTAAAATTATGTTTTAATAAATTAAAATTATGTTTTAATAAATTAAAATTATGTTTTAATATGGTGTATGTTCTGTTGTTTATTATTAATTAATTCTGCAATTGTATTCGATAAATACGGCAATTGCTGTATTAATTCTCCAAACAACCCCGATACAAAACCTTTTTTCTTGTTCATTGATGCAAACATATATACATCATTACACTCAGCTATTTTATCAATGTATGTTGTTGACAGAGATATTTCATCGACCATTTTATATTCGAGTGCTTTTCTTCCCTGATATACTCTTGCTTCTTGAATTGGTCCCATTTCTTCAGTAGAAAGATTTCGTCCTCTTTGAACCATTCCTTTGAATGTTTCAAATGTCTCATCAATCATTTCTTTCATACGTTTTGTATCCTCTTCATTATACGGAGATCCTGTCGGGAAGGGTCTTTTATATTGGCCTGTTGTGAGAGTAATGTCTTCGATACCAATTTTATCAGACAATTTAGAATAATTTACTATCTGGGCGACGACTCCAACAGATCCTATTCTAGCATTTTCAGCGCAAACAATTTTATTACATGCACACGCCAACATATAACCACCAGAAGCACAAATTGTATCAATAATTGCTGTAATAATAAATCCCTTTTTCCGAAGACGCATCAAATGATCATATGCATATTCGTATTTATAAGCTAGACCACCAGGTGATTCTATTTGTAAAAGAATTTCAACATCTTCAGGTTTGAAAGCCTTGCATACGACATCAACAAAAGCTTCTAAATTATCAAAAATATTATCTCCGTGACTTGATACATTTAAGAGTGTTGTAAATTTTGTGTTTCCCATTGTATCAAATACATAATATATATATTTCTTGCTTGTTTCCTTCGGTTCAAAATTCCCATTTTCTATATCGACTACTTGTCCATCTTGCCTTTGTCCACGATTCCTCGTGAATCTCTCTCTTATTCTTGTAAATAAATTTCTTTTTACTTTATTTTGCGATTGATTTTGTGACTCATCTTTTGATTTATCTTTTAATTTATCTTTTAATTCAACAACTGACTTTAGTTCTTCAATATCTTTTTCATATATTTCATCATATTTAATGAATTTAAACCTATTTTTTTTGAATTCATCATCCTTACCACCTTTACAACATGAACGACAACAACAACATAATAATATTAGTATTATTATAATGAACGCTAATGATACAGCAAATTTTGCAGCGAATACACCTATAATATAATTAATAGATTGATTATCAAAAATTAAATCATCAGACATTATAAACACTGTAAAATATATTAATTTATTAATTTAATTTGTTTAATATGTTGAAATAAATGAAAATAGTTATAAATCACTGCAACCAATATAATATTTCAATTTTATCCGAAAGGTATTAATGATGTTATATTTTTACCACAATACGAACATTTAATAAATTTTCCTGTTTTATAACATGATATACAATATAATTTATGATTGCATGGAATATTAATTAATGCAGGTTCCTCATCGAGACAAACCACACATTCATTAGAATCAAATACATTAAATTTCTGTATTCCTTTATTTTTCGTATGTTTGTCAATAAATGGATTTTGTGTTTTTATTATCATTCCCTGTTCAAAAAATGGTTCTATTCCCAACTCTGTCAAATGTTCAATCACATCCTCTGGTGTAGATATGTCTGAATTACCACAAATTACTGAAGGACATGCATTGATTTTTTCGTCAATCACTTTCTGGGGTGTCAGATTCTTTGCCTTCACAATTTCTTCATGATACCAATGAAATCTTTCAACATAGCATCCCATTTTTTCTAAATGTCTTACAAGATCCGTTCCAGACGGAAAAGTTTTACCACAGTATGGATACTTACATACTTTCCAATCTATATACGGTCTTCCGATATTCGGATCCGGTACCGGTTGTCCTGTGTGGACACATTTTTCTAAATCCAATTCGATTTTAAAAAGTTTTTCTATAAATGTCGTCAATTCTTGTGTTATCGTATTCATATTTTTTAGACAACTTTTTGTATTAACTATCTCAATTATCGACAATAACATCGTTGAATCATGATCAAAATTATCAAAATTAATTAATTCCATAGCGACCAAATCAGTATAAATTTCATCGACAGTTCTATTGATCAATTTTTGTCTGTAAATAAATTTCCAAAAAAATAGCGTGATAGGAATTTTGTGTATATAAAATAAATTATGTATTTGTATTATGTCATATGATATGTCGTAATCTAAGAGCCATAGACCCAATATTTGTCTATCCGATAATTTATTTATTACATGATTATTATTAAAATTAGCCATTGTGTAGTAATTCCATATTAGTGATATTCATTTAAATGTTATCACTATAAATTAAATCAATTTTTATAAACATTAACACACATATTGTATTTTAATCATTTCTATCATTTCCATTATCAACACCTGCACCTGCACCTATCCCGCCGAATAACAATATTAAAATAATCCATATAAGGAGTAAATTTGTTGTTTCATTATTGTTTGTTTCTATTTGTTTGTCTTGTTTGCATTGTTCGCCAGCAATAACTGAATTAATTAAAAAAATTACAAAAATTACAAAAACTATGAATAATTTAGTCATAATTATAAATTATTTTTTCTAGTTTTTTCTAATTATAGATGGGATCAATAAATAATTTTAATTCAATTTTTAGTTTATTATTGTTGTATTGTATGACCCACATTCTTTACATTTCAATCCAACAACATGAAATTTCACAATAGATTTTTGTTTACAATCAAAACATTCTATTTTTTTATCCATGTCAGCGTATTCGGGAGGCATTGGTGTTGATATTATTTCTTCATCAAGCAATTCAAAATATTTATCCATTTTGAACATGGATCGAGCGCATATAGGGCATTTATAGTTTGTTTTAATATATTCCTCTAAACACAAAGAATGTATCGAATGACTACAATTCATTATAAATAATAAATCATTCGCTGTAAATAAATCTTCAAAACATATACTACAATTGTTCTTTGTAACATCTTTATGACATTTATGACTTTTTTGTGAAGCTATATTAAAACAACACCCACAAATTTGGCAATGGAAGAGTGATTCCCTTGTACCAACCCGGCATATGGAACACTGATCACAGTGGACTATGTTTCGGTCTTGATTATCAAGTATATGGCATACTTTACAACAGTATTTACCAAAAGATATATTACAATTTATACATATTTGACCGAATTCTTGTTCTATATTGCAATCATCACATTTAATTTTAGTTATATTGATTGTGTGACTTAGTTCATTATCTGTATGACATCTTTTGCAGTCATAATATTTATTACAACATTCAGCATAAAATGTACATTTATTGAGGTAATGGATACATTTTTTATTAGTTCCAGACATTTAATATTTAGTATGTAAGTTATCATTAAGTTATTTTATATGTTGTTTGTTTTTATTTCAATTATTTGTTATTTGGGCGTTGAATATGTACAATGATTTCGCTAAAAATTAATGATATCATTATATCAATATGCCACCTGAAATTATATATAGATTATAAATAAATTTAATTAAAATATTTACCATAAACTGTCATGAAATCAATCCATTTTGCACGTATTGTTTCATTATTTTTCATTATTTTTTTATTATATTTATAATTTTCTGTTTGTACATCAGTCCACTTACCTAATTTTTTTATTTCTAAATTTGTTGATGATCTAGCTGGTTTACATTGATTATCGTCAATATATTTTTGTAATTTTTCTAATTTAAACTTCCATTCTTCAGTACCATCCCTTAGAAACTCTTTAAATGCTATGGTAAAATTTTTCCATTCATTATATAATTCTGGATTTTTAATACACTGGATATTATTTTTAAAATACATTTGTTGTGTTGTAATCCATATATTTAAAGATTTTTCATTCGAACAACGTAATGGTTTGCGTTTATTTTCATTGATAAATTTTTTAATTTTATTTAATTGCATTATCCATTTTTCATTTGTTGACTTCATACACTGATGTTCATTTTTAAATTTATTCCATTCGTCTCGTATTTTTTTTTCTGTCATTATTTGTATTTTTTGTTTATATATGCTATTTTGTTGATGTATCCATCTACACATCAGCGTCTCATTAATATGTTGACTATTCTCAATTGGTCTCTTTCCATGAGTAACTATATAATTTTTAAGATTATTTAATTTATCATGCCATTGTTCTTCGTTTGTTAAAAAATATTTTTTATATTCGCTCTTGAATTCCTCCCATTGCGTACATATGTTTGCATATTTAAACTGGTGAATTTTATGTCTACATGCATATAATTGAGAACTTATCCAATGGGCAAATTGTTTTGTCTCATGATTTTCATCATAAATTGATGGCCTTTTTTTATTTGTATTGATATATTCTTTTACTTTCCTTAATTTCTCACTCCATGAATCAACTCTTTTCGTATTAATCACAACTTGATCCAATGTTGTATATGCTTTATTATTTTCAATGTCTTTGCGATCAATTACACATTTATTTTTCTCGTCTTTTACATTGCATATTTTAATTTTATCATTCGTAAATGAACTATCGAATTCTTTCAAATTTGCCACAAGTTCTGTCATATCGTTGTAATCTTCGGTAAACATATATATTCCTGCCTTCTTATTTGGATTTGATTTATCTTTCCTATTAGCTCTACACATTCGTTGTATCATTCTTATTTTGTTTGTATGACCTGAAGTTGTAAATATACAATCACATTTAGGTATATCAATACATTCATCTAATATCCTCACTGAACAAATAATTGCTTTTTTATTTGTTTCTCGGAATTCATTTAATATTTGTTCTCTGTTTTTTTGAGTTGTATCTGATACAATTAAGTTTGTATATAAATCAAGCGAATGATAATCTTTTCCTATTTTTTTTAATGAGTTCATTAAATTAATTGCATCTTCTTTATCTTTGGAATAAGATATACATTTTGAATGACCATTTTCTTCCATACATCTTAATAAAAAATGTGCTTTGATATCATGATCAATAGATGTTTCGTTATTAATTTTAAGATATTCATATACTTCATTCATATTATCTTTCTTTGATATTCCTACATCAGGAACAAAAACATTATAATCACAAATGTAATTGTCTTGTATCGCTTTACCAAACTCGTATGTATATTCTATTTTTCCTGTTATTTCATTCATATCAATTATATCATCGGAATCAAACAATCTAGGAGTTGCAGATACGAATAAATAATTATAATTTTGCGTAAAAATTTTGTAAAAATCATTATCTTTATTTGAAACGTCGTCATAAGTCAAATTATGAAATTCGTCTATTATAATGCCAATGTTTCCAAATAATTTTAATTTTTCAATGACATCAACACTTTTATATGTAACTGATAATATTATTTTTTTATAAATAAGTTTTGATATTAATTGTGGAATATCACGGATACCGTCTGAATCAACTAAAATATATTGATCATAATCATCAAGTTCATTCTTGAATCTTTCTAAATTCTGTTGTGCATGTTGTTTCAGTGGACTAAAAATAATTATAATGTCAAATTGTTTTGCCCACATAATAGCAATTAGAGTTTTACCCATTCCGCAGGGCAAATGTAATATTGATCTTTGTTTATCTTTCAATTTATTATATGCATCAATTTGATATTGATAAGGGATTAATTTTATGTGAGGATTTATTTGTAATGTCTCAATTATTTTCTTTGAAGATTGATTAATGAATTTAATTTTTGGTTGAACATAACGAGTTATCGATTCAGATAATTTAGATGTATAATACAGTTCTCCATGCAGTCCGGTTGATAACATCATTCCATAAAATCCAGCTAATTTTTCTTGTGTAACTGTCACTGTATAATTTTTACATTGAGCAATTATCCATTCGTCTGAATCGGTATTTTTATAAAATATATCACATCCTGTATCCGTTACTTTGTGTTCCGTGTTTGTAGATAATCTTCTGAATTTTAATTTGTCTGAATAATTTTCAAAAATTTTTGATTGAATAAAAATATCCAATGGAATTTCGTTCCATAAATATACATTATTATATTTTTTCAATAAATATTCTTTAATTTCTTTTTCATAAGCAATTCCCTTTAAATAATTGTCCATCTTTTCTTTTTATTAATGATATTAATATATTATTAATAAGTCTTCAATTTATAAATCAATTTTTATAATTTTTTTAAATACAAACTTTACCTAGTTCGTCACCCTCCTTGTTGATAATTTGCATAAATCCATTTGGATTATTATCTTGTACTGCGCCAATTATTTTAAGCATGTCTTTAACACATTTACGTTTGACTTTACCATCTTCATCTGATTTAGCTGAGATATCAGGACCTTTATTAACCTCCATAATCATTGGGTGTAGCTGGTCGTTAATAGCGATATCACAGCCAAATAATTGGAAACTAACATTGTTTCTGAGTCTATCTCCCTCACATGCTTTACCGATTATACATGTAAAAACTTCACGGAGTAAATTGTATATTCTGTTAAATACAACACTACTTATTTTGAGTCCTTGTGATCTAATATTTTCCTCTGTGACCGTGATAGGCCTATCAGTTCTATCTAAATATTGTTTAAAATCGATGTGAGTTAATGGATTTTGCTCATATATTGCCCTTTCGATGTAACCTGTTGTCACATTAGGACCAGATTCTGTTGTTCCTTTTCTAAAAGGTTCTGCTGTATAATACATAAAACCGTCGTTGAATACATATACGTCCATATTTTTATCTTTACATACAACGAGGACATAAAATCTCATATTTATTTTTCTATTATCAGTTGCATGTAGATCTTGTGATACATTAATTACATAAGGATCTTGGAGTAATTCTTGTGTGAGAACATAAGATGCAGGGGCATTTAACATTTCGTCTAACGAATTTGTAATTTTTAGACCTTCTTGTCTTTGAATATTTTTCTTCATAATATATAAATTGTCTGGTTTAAAATCGTGTTTAAGTCTTTGACGGTCAACATTATTTTTGAGTATATAAGTATTTGGCATCATTGTTTTTGCTTTATCAATACCTGCACTAATTACCAATCTATTCCACAAATAATCTTTTGCCGATACATGATCAGCATTGTGTATAATATGTATACGTTGATCGTTTGATGGATTCAATTTATTTATTTCTTTATCTATTTCATCATATCCGCATGTCAATTGAATTCCCCCACCAGTTTCTTCATTGGTATCATTTATATTATTTTCATTTAATACTTTCTGCATTGTTTCACCCATTCTGTAATCGCATTTGCTTCTACTAAAATTGGGATTATGTAATGGTTTAATATCAATCATATTTTCAGTACTTCTACATTTCGATACAGCTAATAAATTATAAAAAATAAGTATAACTATAACTACCAATATAAACAAAATAATTATACCATAAACACTATTTTCGCCGATAGAATCTATCAATTTATTATAAGAATCCATGAAATTATTTACAGAATCATTTACAGAATTATTCATAAGTAAACTTATTAATACATTATATCAATAAATTATTTTCATAAAAGTAAAATAAAAAATAAATTACTTCACCATATTTTGATTTAGTTTTGCTTTAGTTTTGCTTTTGGAGTGCATATAATTTCAATGATTTAGAAACAAATGCGTTATGGAAAGCAATTTGCGATCTGATATTTACAACTCTTTTAAGTCTCTTTTCTTGTGCCACAACCTGTGATGACGGTGAAAACAGAGCTTTGAATGAAACACAGCATTTGGAAGACTCCAAATTGACAAATTCGGATTTAAGCCAACTAAAAAGTTCTGCAAAAGCAGAATTTGAAGCAACAAATGTTAAGTATGCATCGTATGTCAGTGTAAGTAATGAAAATACTTGAGTCATATTCGATTGTAAATAATCTGTTGCTCCATTATTGGTTTTTACAACGGAAACAATTATTATAAAAGCAATGACTCTGAAGACAAAATCGGCAACTGTTTCTTGTGACATATTTGTTACATTACCACTTGTTGCTAATTCATTATAAGTAGTCATTGCTTGAGCTGTTACTGTTGTTATAAAACTTGTTAAAACTAATGGATCGGCTTTAACTGCTGCACCAAAATTATTAAAATCTGATGCCGTCAATGTTCCTGATGTGTTTCCAGCTACTTGTTCAAATGCTGTCAATAATGCAGTTATTGACTGTTGAATTGTAGCTGACGATGTTGGTGTACACAAATTAGAGAACAATGTATTGAATGTATCTGTTACCAATTGGTTTGTTGCTTTACCGTTGCTATTTGCGATTGTTGTACATAAATTTTGTAAATCGGTAAGTGATAGTGTTAAGGTAGATGCTTGTGGTACTGGAGCTTGTACCGTCGTAGTTGTTGTAGGTGTGGACATATTTTTTTATTATATATTATGTCAAGATAATAAAAAAATTCGCATAATATTATAATATATTCTATATATATTACATATAAATGGAAGATACATTTAATTATCAATCATTCCTTACATATATTGTCCTAGCTTTTATAGCCGCAATAACAATTCATCTTCTATTTAAAATATATTATGTTCCGAAAGAACACTTTATAGTAAATGATAGAATGACTGATTTAAATATTCTAGATGCATCATATGCCATTAAAAATTCTATATTACCAGATGATGATACACATACAAAAATTCATAAATCACGTAGACTTGATAAATATGATATTCCTGCTAAAAATAACAGTGATGATAGTAGTAATAGCTATAAATATGATAGTCCACGATATGATGCAGATTTTTTTGAGGATATTGACATAAAACATCAACAAAATAAAAAGAAAAAAAATAAAAACCCAAAAAATTACGGTACTCATAAACGTTACTCAACATTAATAAATAAAAATTATAACGACAATATCAATTATGTTGATACTGGAATAACTGATCCTGATAATTATGCCGACGATCACATTGATGAGATAACTGGTATTGGCGCAAAAACACCAAACTACACCGACTGTGTAAGTTGTGGGAGTGATAATACATATGTTAAAGAATTTGTTTTAAATAACAATGAACCTTGTCCGACCATTCCAAAAAAATTCACAAATGAAGATTTACAAAACTACAGGGATGATTTTTTTAATTTCAGAAATAAAATAAATCAATCATCTGAAGGAGTCAATCCTATCGATATTCTCAATGAAAGAATATTGGCGGGTCAAGGTGATCTCGCAGATATGAATGATCCAAATAATCCAGTTAAATTGGGCGGAAATGCTCAAGGACAAAAAATTAGTGAATTATATGACTCATTAACAGCTAATTCTTACGGCCCATATCATGAAAATTGTATGATATCACCAAACTTTGACACAATTAATATGTCACCACAATATAAAAAATATGTTGGAAATGGAGAATATTATACAAGAGATAATTGGGCTTATGAAAAAGATAGAATTATGAATGGAGGTGCATTCTTTAACGATGTTACAGGGGCTGATTCAGATGACTTCAAGGATACTCCTCAAGCCATATCGTATAGATAAAATTAAAAATTGAAAAAAAATTAAATGTTTATATCCACATTCATATTTACGTTATATAAACTAAACCAATAAATATGCCAAGAAAATTTTTATTCAAAATAATAATATTGGGTGACGGTTATGTAGGAAAAACATCATTACTCGAAAGATACACAAAAAATAGATTTAATACATCTTATAAAGCAACCATTGGAACAGATTTTTCATCGAAAGAAGTCGTTGTTGACAATCAATTGATTACATTACAAATATGGGATACCGCTGGACAAGAAAGATTTTTTAGTTTAGGAAATGCATTTTATCGTGGTGCAGATGGTGTAGTTTTAACGTATGACTTAACAAATCGAGCCTCGTTCGATAATTTACAAGTTTGGCATGATGAATTTTTAATCACATCAGGAAATAAAAAAATAATTCCATTTATTGTTGTTGGTAACAAATCCGATATCAATGATGTTAAAGTACAACCATCAGTTGTAACTAGCTGGACAACAAAAAATGATATAAAAGATCATGTTGCTGTTTCAGCTAAAACAAATGAAAACGTAGACCAAATGTTTAATAAGTTAATACAAAAAATGTTACAAAATGGACATAATGTTGACGACTATATGGATTTTCCCGAACTCCCACTTAAAATAGATGATAACACACTTAATTCAAAATGTTCGTGTTAATATTTTTTATTATTTTCTTATTAATTGAGTGGATAAAATTGAAGTTTTTAATTTAATAATACTATTTCTCATATAAACATTTATTTATACAGAATTCTATAATATATTATATATGGAGTTGTTACAAATTCAGGAATTGCAGCCAATCATTAACATTGGTGTAATCGGTCATGTTTCGAACGGCAAGAGCTCAATTGTTAAAGGTGTTACGGGGATTGCAACACAAAAATATGAATCAGAAAAAGAGAAAAATATTACAATAAAGCTTGGTTATGCAAATGCCAAAATCTATAAATGTCACATATGTAAAGTGCCAAGTTGTTATCAAACCGGTCCAAGTAAAGAATTTAATAAAAATTGTAATATATGTGATAGCGCGATGGAATTGGTTAGACACGTTAGTTTTGTTGATGCACCGGGACATATTCGTTTTATGTCGACAATGATTTCGGGTAAATGTATTATGGATACAACAATATTAGTTGAAGCAATCAATAATGCAAATTTACCTGCACCACAAACATTAGAACACATCAATGCTATCACAATCGGAGGTGTCCCAAATCACATCGTTTGTCTAAATAAATGTGATCTTGTAGACAAAGAAACAGCATTGGCAAAAATAAAAATTTTAAATGATGCATTTAGTTCAACTATTTTAAAAAACTCTCCAATGGTTCCCATATCTGCAACTTTTGGAATAAATATGGATGTATTGTGTGAATATATCGCAAATATTCCTGTTCCAATAAGAAATCATAATACTGATGTTAAAATGATTATCGTGAGATCGTTTAATGTAAACAAAGCTGGTATCAATGTAAAAGATATTCAAGGTGGTGTTATCGGTGGTTCTATTATAAATGGAAAGTTAAATATCGGAGATGAAGTGGAATTAAGACCTGGTTTCAGGAATGAAATATCTTGTGATGAAGATTCAAATAATTCAAATAATTCCACAGGTAAAAAAAGTAAAAAATATAAAGAAAGATGGTCTTTTACCCCATTAAAAGCACGCGTTTTATCAATCCACTCGGAAGAAAATAAGCTGCAATCGGCAATACCTGGCGGTTTAATAGGTGTCCAACTTGATATTGATCCATCTTTGACAGCGGGCGATGGTCTTATTGGAAATTTATTAACAAAGATTGACAAAGGATATGATGTGTATGAAGAATTTGCAATTAACTATAAAACAGTTGAATCAATTAATGATATATTGGAAGTGAATGACAAAATACAAATTAATATAAATGCATGTAATACAAATGGAATTGTTACAAAATTTTTCAAGGAAGATAATATAGTTGTGATAAAATTAGATTTTCCTGTTTCTGCTGGATTGGATGATAATTTAACTATTTGTAATAATGGACGAATATTTGCTATAGGTAAAATAGTTGATGGTTTTAAATCAATACTTATTTCATAATTTAATTATGATTGTTTGTAAATTTTCTTTATTATCTTATCTCATTAATATTATATACCATATAATGAGCATTCATTCAGTTTCATTAAAAGGACGCCGAGACAATAACGAAGATAAAGATACTAAAATTTTAAATATTGATCGCAGAAATAAAAATATGATGCCAATCAATTTTTTTGCTGTGTATGACGGCCATGGGGGTAAATATGTTTCAAATTATTTATCAGAAAATTTACCCAAATACTTCATGAATTCTCCTGAATTTCCATTCACTAAAAAATATACATCGCGTATATTTGCCGATGTTCAAAATAAATTAAGAACTCAACACAAAAGTGCGGCAAGTTATTGTGGGTCAACATGTTTGTGTTTGATACATTATGTAGAAAATGATGAGAATTATATTAATGTATTCAATGTTGGTGACTCCAGATGTATAATATGTAGAGACAATATTGCTATTCCTCTAACTTTGGACCACAAACCAATGGCCCCAGTTGAAAAAAGACGCATTGAAAAACTTGGTGGTAATATATATTTTGACGGAGGTACATATAGAATTAAAGATTATTCCGTTAGTAGAGCGTTTGGTGATACCGCAGCTGAACCATATTTAAGTGCTAAACCTGATATTTATAAATATAAATTAGAAAAATCAGACAAATTTATTGTTTTGGCGTGTGATGGATTATATGATGTTCTTTCAAATCAAGATATTATCGACTTCATACTAAATGAATGTTATGATGAAACACTAACCAATCGAATAAATAAAGGTAATAATAATACTAATACCGTTAATATTGCTAAAAAATTAGGAGAGCGTGCGATTCATATGGGATCTGATGATAACATCACTATTATCATCATTTTCTTAGATTAAAAATAATTAAAATTGTTAAAATAATAAAAAATTATTCATTATCACTGTTATCTTCCTCAATTATTTCCATCATATTTTCTACATCTGTTATATTAGACGGAAATTTAGATATCACATCTTGTTCTTGTGGTTGCCATTTATTTTTATCATTTATGAATTTGCATCTCATAAATACACGATTATTTATACTCTTTGTAAATATTTCTCTGCACATCATACTACATTCTGTAGATGGTATATACGCAATCCCCATCCTTTTACTTTTCATTACCTGTCTACCATCTTTATGCATTGTTTCGACTAAGTATAATTTATATACATCCGTGTCCTCTGTTTTTTTCATCTCAAATGTTGCAACAACTGGATCTTTGGTTTTGCATACATATCTTATATTAGTTGATTTATCCTTGCCGTTTATTTGTGTCTTATTAATCGTATTTGTATTTCCAGAATTTATTAATCCAATATTGCCATTCATTTTATACATTTGACTATTACTTCCATTTTTATTATTTTGCATTGTACCAAAATCACTTCTTAAGTCATTTCTTAAGTCACTTCTTGTGTCAGTATTACTGACTCTAATGGGCATTTGTTTTGTGGCATCCTCTATTAAATTATTCGTATTATTATTTAAATTATTTAATATGTTCATTGTGTTTACATTTGTATTATAACCAACACTATTCCCATTTTTCATAGAGTTAAAATCACCTCTTGAATCAATATTACCCGATTTAATTTCATTATTAAACATAAATATTAATCTTGTACCAGATGTTTCTGGATAAAATGTAATTCCTTTTATTAAAATAGATTTCGTGTTTGGTATTATTTCGTTAACTAATTTATCGATTTGATCAATGTCGAGTAATTTATTTACTGATATTTTCAACTGATTTACCATAGAATCTTCTTTCAAATTCATGTTCAAATAACCCGCAATATTCATTAATTTGTATTGAATTTTATCATTCACTGTATTCTGACCTCTAAATTGATATGCATCCGTTATAACATAATTTCTGTTCCTATTATTTTGAATAAAAATACCATCAAAAATTGTTCCTCGATATATTGATTCATCTAAGCGAACACTCACCGGAAATATTTTTATTGATTCTAAATTTAAATGATTTTTATCATAACTCAATGTTTTCCTATCAACCAAGTATGATAAATATTTTTCTTTTATTTTAATAAATACAAGCAAACAATTTGATCCAGAATAATTTGCTGATACAAAATGTTTTCCTTTTAACATGAGATTCATATCACTCTCATATTCCATTAATTTATATTTAAAATTAAATAAGTCAACAGTTGAATAAATATAATTCATCAACTGTTGTTTTATATAAACGTTCCCACCATCCATTTGTTTTGTGTCGCTGTTATTAAGGGAACTTTTCTGAAATGTTTTATCGGAAAAATCAGGTCGTTTGAATTTATCTGATCTGTCTGATCTATCTGATCTGTCTGATCTGTCTGATCTATCTGATCTATCTGATCTGTCTGATCTATCTGATCTATCTGATCTGTCTGATCTATCAGATCTATCAATTCTATCAGGTCTATTGTTCGGAGTTCTATCAAAATATCTGTTGTGATTCATCGTATAAAGGCTATAATTAGTATTAATTAATGTCTTATATCCTTAAGTATTATTACAGTCTATAGATAATTTATTAGTTGATAAATTAATTTTCAATATTTTTAATGTATTTGATCAAGATTTTTATTTGAATTTTTTGATGATTCAAATATTTTGAACAATATATTATAATTGTTCTTATTGATTGTCACTTTGTTATTATTTCTGATGAAATTTTTTGACAATGATTCAGATTTTTTAGGCATAAATGGTTTCATTAAATCAATTAAAATACATACTATATTATTTGCATATCCCATAATTTTTCGTCCTTCAGCTAGATTGGCATTATCTTTGCATAAATCCCATGGTTTCTTTTTTTGTAAAAATGTATTGGCAGTATCAGCTAATGTGAATATAACATTTTGGGCATCTCGTAATTTAAATTTATCAAAACACTCATGATAATATTTTATATCATTTTCAATCTTCGCGCTTATTTCTGAATCATATTCTGGATCATATTCAAACTCAATTTCATTATCTTTATTAGCCTCGTTGTCGTTGTTATTTTCATGTGGTGTAAAAAATTTATATGATAATGTTACACAACGATTTATATAATTTCCTAATTTGTTCGATAGTTCTCCTTTTGCCAACATAGCAAATTCAGTCCAATTAAAAGATGAATCTTTTGTTTCGGGTCTAATTCTCATCAAATAATAACGCCAGTAGTCTTCATCAATACCTAATTCTTTACTAATTTGCATAACTTCATCTCCAAAAATTCCTGTACCATTTGATTTAGAAAACTTTGTTCCTTCAAAGTCGAGATATTCTGTTGCGCACAAACCAGTTAGTAATGGGTACTTATTTGATCCCAATAATGTTGCAGGAAAGATAACTGTATGAAAACTTACATTGTCCTTCGCCATGAATTGAATAATTTGTCCATTTAACCAATCCCGCCAATTTTCATTTTCATTTTTGTTTTCGATACCGTGTTTTAAAATTGATAAATAGCCAATTGGAGCATCAAACCAGACATAAAATACTTTGTCTTTGAATTCTTCCAATTCTGGAAATTCAGGAGATGTTGGAACTGGGGTACCCCATTTTAAATCTCTTGTAATACATCTAGATTCTAAACCATTTTTGAATTCCAAAAATGATTTTGTTATCTGAAATGCATTTTCTGTCATTTTCACTTTATTATTAGTAATAAAATGTTCTCTGATTATTTCCTCAAATTCACCCAATTTTATATATAAATGTTTTGTCTGTTTGATTATTGGATTCGAACTGCATGTTATACACCAACATTCCTTAAACAATAATGGATCAAGTAAATTATTACAATTATCACATTGATCACCGTTCGCAATCTTCCCACAAACATAACAATTTCCTTTGAGATATCTATCAGCTAAGAACATATTACACGATTCACAGTAACGTTGACTTATTTCTTTTTGTTCAATAAAACCATTTCTATATAATTCAAGAAAAATTTCATGTGTTAATTCAGTTTGTGTTCCTGTTGTTGTTCTACCAAAAATATCAAAATCAATGTTAAACCAATCATATACCATTTTATGTAATTTATGGTATTTATCGCAAATTTCTTGACATGTCATATTCTCTTTTTTTGCTTTTATTTCTGTCGTAGTTCCGTATTCATCCGTTCCACACAGATATAGAACTTTATGTCCCTTTTGTTTCATGTAACGAGCATAAACATCACCACTTAATGTCGAGCCAATTAAATTACCCAAATGAGGAATCGCATTAACGTAAGGAAGAGCACTTGTTATAAGAATCGGTTCCATACTATAATTGTATTCCAAATATGTATATATCGCAAATATCAGTATTACTACAAATTATATAATGTCAATATATCAATTTTTATTTATTGTAATCAAAAAATTGATATAATTAAACACCTATTGTTTCTATTGATTTTAATCATAAATATACTCTATTTTAATAGTTTAACTATCAAATTTGCAAGCATCAATATCCAAACAAAAACAAAAACCAAACAACATGACTTCTTGTGCATCTAAATTCATCAACTTGGTCTCTCTTAGAGAAAACTTTGCTCTCAATACACACAAAATAGGAGGAAAACATCTCTTGGATTTCAATTCTGATGATGTTACACTTCTCATCGAAGATCAAAAAAGACAGCTGAAAATTTTTGAGGAAGATTTTGAAAAAAATTGTCTCAAAAAAACACCTGATTGCGAGAAACAGTTTGATGAACTTGCACAACAAATAGATAGGCACATACAAACAAAAGGTCATCGTGCAATGTATGCACGTTGGGAAGAATCAGATGCTAAACATGAATCCAATAACACATGGGGAACTGACTCCTTTTGGAAGTTTTATACACCAAAACGTCCCGATGACAGCATTTCTTCAGAAGGATATTTACAGAATGTGAAAACTCAAAGGGAAGCTTTTGAGAAGCAATTCAAGACTTGTTGTATGAAATCTTGATGTCTATATTTTTTCATTTTTTTTATCTGTATGAGAATTATCTAATTTGTCTATTAATTTTTGTCTATAAATATTTCCCATATGTAATGTAAGTATTTTTTTAATTATTTTGTTGGTTGATATATTTTCATGAAGATTATATAATGTCCTAATATTGTATTCAAAATTTAATATCAAAGATACGAATATATTATAATTATTATAAATATGTGAGTAATGAACAGTAATATTTAAAATATTCGTTTTAATAGAATCGTGTATTTGTATCAAAGTTGGAGCTAATAATATAATAGTTATATATACATATAAATCTTGCATATTATGTAAACAACAATATTCGATGTAATTATTAATAAATCTTTGTGTTGGTTCTATTCCAACATTTTGATTTTCACTAATAACTAATCTACATATCTCTTCATATCCCTCCTTCAATGCAATGACAAAAGTATCTAATAATTTGGATTCGTTTTGTATCAACAACATTTTTGTTATATTTGGTTTGTTCATATATAGTGAATATGTCAATTCATTATGATCAATACCATTAACTACAAACATTTTTTTTGGACTATTTAAATTGTTGTATATCATAAATTTTATCATTAACTTTATATTCGAATTATATATTTTATCTAACCGACTACATAAATATGCAACAGGTGTTAAATCATTCGAATTATTTAGATTATTTAAATAATTGAATTTATACAGATCAAATTGAACACATTCAAATAATTCGGAGTCGTCAGTTTTACTTTTAATGATACTATTTAATATATTAATTAAATTACCGCATTTATTTTTGTCAATTACTGTACTCAATAGATCTTGACTTGTAGCAAAAAAAAGTTTATTATCAATTAATTTGTATTCTGCATTTGTAATTTGTCCAATATTAATATCGTCTCTACATATCCTATTCTCATTTTTACCTAAAAAATTTCCCATTCAATTATACTAAAAATATTTATAATAAAAATAATAAAAATAATTGAAATAATTGAAATTTAATTATTATATCTTATCCTATTTTCTTACCAAATAGTAGTATATGGAAACATACAATATCGATTATTCAGACAATATTGAAAGCCCTGGGAAAATAAACACACCAAATACCAGAATCAATATTCGGGACGATATAGTTGATAAAATTGGAACCTTACCTCAATCAAATAATTCTGTTAGACAACACACAATGAATCCATCTGTAACTAAATTGGATCAACAAAAATCCGATTTTAGTGTGCATGATGTCTTGCCATTATCTGACGATTCAATGGGACAAGGAGCAACAAATATTAATATTCACAATCCAAATGGTGATGTGTCTTCCAATGCTACTATTGTTGATGCAAATAAATATGATATGTTCAGAACAAAATATAAAATAGATCCTACACCTATCGGAAAAGGATCTTTTGCTACTGTATATCGTGCTATAAATGAAAATAGAGAACCTGTTGCGATTAAAAAAATAAAAATTGCAAATCTTAGAAAAGATAGAATAAACAAATTCATGTTGGAACTTGATATTTCATACGAAATGAAACACAATAACATCGTCAAATGTCATGAGATTTTTAAAACAAAAAATCACTGGTACATAGTTTTGGAATATTGTAATGGTCCATCATTCACCGAAATAATAAAACAATTACAAGTTCTCGATTATCGTAGACGTGAATTAGCTGTTAAAAAATTTATGATACAGCTTAAAAATGCATTGCAATATATTAAAACAAAAAATGTTATTCATCGTGATTTAAAACCTGATAATATTCTTTTACAAACCACAAATGATAAAGATCAAGATGTGTTAAAAGACAATGACGGATCGTTTAAACCAGAACATTACACCGTGAAACTTGCAGATTTTGGATTTGCTAGATATCTTGACGTCGATCAACAATTATTTGAAAACGAATCAGTTGATATGCATATGACAATTTGTGGAACTCCGTTATATATGGCACCAGAAATGTTGATCAATTATAAATCTTCTCTCAAAGCTGATTTGTGGTCATTTGGGATCATCATGTTTGAGGCATTATATGGATATAACCCATTTGTTGTCCCTCGTCTTGATATGAAAATGTTGACAGAAATGATTAAAAAAACAAAGGTTAAATATGATCCATATTTTAGTGCACAAGCAATCGATTTATTAAAAAGACTTCTTGTTGTTGAACCCATGAACAGAATTAGTTGGAATGATTTTTTCAATCATGAATGGCTAACAGAACATGTTCAGAAAACAATAAAAAAATCAACAATACAATTAGATGACAGTTATGATCCATTCAGCAGTTCGTTTGCAGAATCATTTTTTGATAAGTGTTCTGTATCGACGGTGAACAATTTAATTGAAAAAATAGATGATGCTATTCGTCCAGAAGCGGATGATGACTTCGATATCAATTCAGACAATACAAATGTATCAAAAAGTATAGCTTATTCAAAACCTATCAATATTCCACCTCGAATTTCTCGTCCACGTTCATATGCATCATCTGCTCCGCAACCACCACGTCATAATGTAAAAAAATATGATAAAAGTAAAATGACTAACATCGACTTGACCGAACCAGATATTACAGAACATGCTAAAACTTTCGCTGGATATCAATATAAACGCAGTAAATTAGGATACAGTCATGACGACGACAATGACAATGATGATAATGATGATGAATTTGTTGTTATAACAGAGGAAGACCAAATTGCTCATTCTGAAGAACTATATAATCAAGCAAGGGAAAGACGTAATTCATTCAAATCATATGAATCGATAACTGGTTCTGTTATTCGTATAGTATCAAGTCCCATAAACTTTTTGATGAAATCCATATCATCGTCATAATTTTTGTTATAACATTTTATTTCAATAATTTTTCTAAACTTAATTTTTTATATTGTAATTCTTCATAATTTTTCAATAATGCGTACAATTGATTAAATTTATCAGCAATTTTTTTATTTTTTAATTTTTCTTTTAATGCTTTATTCATACTTTTTTTCATATCTTTTTTCGTCTCTTCGTCTGAAGCTGATTTTAACAATTTTTGATATTTTTTGTGTATATCATTTAATTGTTTTACAATTCCCACATATGAATTATATCGTTCTAATGCTACAACTGATGAATCAGAACTTGTTCCCAGTTGAGTCTTTATAGTTGCGATCTTTTCTTGTAAATCTTTTATATCATTATTTGTTTTATCTAATAGTGTAAGGATAAGTTTTTTATCATCAATTGAAGTATTAATTTTTGTTGCGCTAATATCTTCAATTGATTTACCGGTATAATTTGCCAATGATTGTACAACTTTAGTATATTTATTTCGTAATGTACTATTCAATTGGAATGAAGGCTTTTGTGATTTTATTTTTTGTATAGTGACAGAATCTATATATTTATACAATTGATAGCACACAATCCATTGATCTACCGACCAATTTATAAATATATCAATCAATAAAGATATCATACCCGCTTCATCAACATGAAAACCAAATAAATTATTATATTCCATTTTATTATATACATTGTTTAAAAACAATCCTCCGCACTGACCAACACCGCGTGATACATCAGTTTGTTGTGTACCGTAAACAATCATTAAGTTTTTATTAGAAACATTAAAGTTCGATGGTATGATATTAGTTGTTGTTGTAACTCTGCATGTATCCATAAATAAATAAATTGAACTATAATTTTGAACTCTATTTATAAGTTCTGATATGTTTATACCCTCTGAATTATTAGGTAAATAAAATTGTGGTGATGCTAAATTACAACTTTGTGCTCCATGAGCTGATATAAATATAATTATTGTACTATGTATTATTTTATTTTTTGTATCATTTTGTAATATTTTTGTAATATCTGCGAATTGAGTTAAAAAAGTATCATTACTTTTAGGTTTATCTTTTTTATTATAAAAAGATATAGAGTTATCTTGTAATTTATAACGTTGTACAATTTCACCAAATCTCAGATAATCCCCCTCAACGCCTGGTGTACCTTCTGATCCAATAAATGTATATATTGTCATATTGTCTATAATAATATGTTTTATAATATATTAATATTCAGTGAATAAATAAATAAATTAGGCATTGTACCAATCGTAAAACATACGCGTACAACAATAACAAAAACCAAAAATAATAATTAATACAACAATACTATACAAATATATAGCATTCATGATTGATGGAATTGTTATAATAATACTACAAATTGTGTTATAATTTGCAGTATACACTAAGAGATCCATTGTACATGTAAATAATGGTGTCATGAACACAAAAAAATATATCAATGCCATAACACATTTATTTTTACATTGAAATAATGTAAATATTTTTTCAGGATTAAGTTTACGATTTTTAATGTGAACAAAATATTTAAATACTTCTGTGATTAATAAAATTCCAATAACAGTGTGAATACTCCCCATTATGACATTTATTTCTCTGAATTTTATGTTAATATCATAAGGCGATTTAGAAAAATCTTCACATGTATCGTTCCAAAATATAATACCAACACATATTCTAAATATATTGAACGACAAAAAACAATGCGAATTAATAAATGCTAGTAATAGCTTAATAATTGGCATTCGGTTGTTTATATAATCATATACTTTATTTGACCGTTTTGATGAATCAAATACCGAGTAAGGTGGTAATTGTTCTAACTCATAAGTAGGAAGGTCACTCATTTGTGTTTTGTGTTTTGTGTTTTGTGGAAAAATATTATATGATATATAAGTAATCATTATTATCAATTTTTATTGAACAAAATATAAAGTAAAATTATAATGAATAAATATAAAAAATTGACTGCATCAAATGATTTAGAGACATGGTTAAACAATAATCATTTTTATGTTATACATGGCACAACGAATTTTGATTCATTGATTAGTATATTAAAAGGTGGCAAATTGGATAAAGGAACGAATGTTGATAATCCAGAATTCACTATTTTGGGTAAACGTGATGAAATATCAGGAAATATATATTTTGATGATGTCAAAAATATAAATGGAACTGAAACGTTTCCTCATACATTATTATTTCATCCTCGTGTAATGTTTAGATCAAAATGTGAATTCTATGCTGGATGGGGATACATTGGTTATACACCCATTGTAATTGATCCTTACGACAATTTAAAAACTATTAAAAGGAAAATGAAAAAAATTAAAAAATTCATTATTGATGTTAAAAATAATCCTACTATGATGCCCATATGTTACCAAAATGTGCCCGGTAATTTATTACATCAAATAATGTTGTATACAGATTATATACCTTTGACTAATAATCTTTTAGGTATAATATGTCGCGGATGCGATGAAAAACAAATTAATAAAATAAAAGAAGTAATATCAATTCATCCATACCGCAATATATATATACAAAATACAGTTACGTCATTGCCCGATTTTGATGAAATTAATAAATAAATTGTAAAAATTACCATCTTCTTGGATCATGAACCATAAATGAATTATTTGCAGGAACATATTCAACTACATGAAAATTTACACCATGAAATGGATGACCCACAGGTGCATCACTTGGTATACCAAATGGCATAGGTCCAGTCCAAACTTGTTTACTGGTGTATGAACTAAATATTGGTTGATCTGCAGAAATAGTTACAGGCATTTGTAGACCTGCATTAGGTGAATTAATACTGTATACAGGAATATATTTTTTTGACATTGTTTTAATTGATTGCTATTTTTAATTGGTTGATATATTAATAATTTTATTATGAACCGATATCAATTGTTGATAATTCAATTTTTAATAAACTAATCCAATAAACCTTTTGCACGTATTCCTTTTTTAATTTCATTAACACATTTTTTACAATTAGTTTGATAGCCATCCTTCGCTGCGCTTTTAATATTAAATTCTGATATTAAAAGTCGTTGTTCGCAATATCCACATTGTTTTTCTGTGATATTTTTGCGTGTTTCCTCTTTTTGTTTTGCCATTGTTTCAGACCTTTTTGCGTGGCTTTCTTGTTTCTTTTCCTTAGCTTCATCGGTTTCATGGAATTTTTTCATACCAATTGATATATTTTTTCGTTTACTGTCTGTCATAATGTGAGCACAATCATCACACCATCTATTGAGGCTTAAATATTTTGGAGTTGTTGTGAATTCATGATTATTTTTACATCTGATTAGAAGCTCAGAATCTGCATTCATATATACTCCCTTAAGCAGTGTACCTTCTTTTTCTTTAATTTTTTGTACTGTTTTTTCGTGTTGTGATGCAAGTTTGTTAACAACTTCGATATCGAAATCATTATATAAACCCGGTTTATATCCTAACTTAGTTGTTTCGTCAAATAGATATTGAGCGATTTCATCCTGAGGAATTGTATATGGTACGACTACAAGATTAATATTGTTTTCTTGACATAGTTTTAGTTTAATAGCGTCATGATTTTGTTGTTTTTCTAATGAATTTTCATCCCTGTGGAAATGCGGAACGAATTTAAAATGTTGAACACCGTTGTATTCCACGGCAAGCCTTAACTCTTCATTATATCCATCAAGTTCTAAGTTATTATCGTTATTATTTTTTAACCAATCCGGACGAACTTTTTTGAATTCTTTTTTAAACATGTGTTCCATTAATTTGATGGATAGGAGTTCTGATTGATGACAGTTGCATTCGGGACACCATTTTCCGAGATTTAAATTGCTTCCTGTGATTTGAAATTCATGATTATCTTGACATTTGACTTTTAATTTGGTTTGTGCTGAAACAAAATCTTTATCGTCAAATAATGGTTGTCCTCCTTTTTTCAATACAATGTCTTTATATTTTTGTATACATCTTACTGGATCAATACGTTCTTGATGTGACATTTTTGTTTTCGAGGTGTAATTTATTTCGTGTGTATCATCTATTTGAATTATTGTTTTTTTAGTAAGTTTATCTAATTTATTATCGATTGGTTTCATTATATTTTTATCAAACTGGATTTCATTAAGTTCTAGTTCAAAGGTTTGTTTTTCTTTGATGTAAATATCGAATTTATCAGGATCAAAAAATATAGGATCATATTTTTTATCTTCGATGTAAGCTGATATCATTTTAATTTTTTCATTGTATGTTTTAATTCGTTTCATAAAATGGTTAATAAAACCATAAAACATCCGACATTTTTCAGGAGAATCTGCAATATCAGGAACAAATCTATTATAGTCAAATGATACAATATCATATATTTTATTAATTTGTTCTGCCAAATAATCTTTACATTTATTGAGATCATCTCGATTCACGATATTTGGCTGAATTAATTTTGTTTGTTCATAATTAATTATATTTAACAAACATTTAATATAATCACACACTTGATCATACGTGTACATGTTTTCTTGATATGTTCGGTTTAATTTTAGTAAATTTATTTCCATTGTACATTTTCCTTGTTTTTTAATACACAGTGAAGTTATATCTTTTTCTGTTACCATTTTATCGAAATATAAATTATCCAAACAATTGTTAAGTTGATTACCATCGTAATGATACATTATGGGCAAACCCAATACGGTCTCATAACGTTTATATGAATTGTTTAAATAAGTACAACAGTTTTCTTGTTTTGAATCTGTATTTTCTGACCATATGTAATGTTGTATAAAGGGAATCATAAATATATCGGTCATAATTATTTTGTCAACATTATTCGACTTTACTTCAATAACCCGATTCGACACTTTTCTGATCATATTGCCTGTAAAGTTTGCTCGGTATGATAATAATATTTTTAATTTTTCTGCTTCTTTTATAGCTTTATCGTGTGAACCAAATTTTTTAATATTCACTTGTTTTTCGACCTGTGTCTTTCCTCGTTTTACACGTACAGTGAGTTCATTATCATTTTTTGGGAAAATAGAACCTTGTGATTTACCTAATATCCATTTATTCAATGTGTAATCATTATAATTTTTATTAGCAAAACATTCATAACTATATTCTGCGTCATCGGCATTTCCCTTTTGTATCAATACATTTACCATTTCTTTTATATTAGATAAACGACAATCCTTACTATCGCCATTAATAAAGGAAGATCTTTCAAAACCTGAAATTAATCTGGCAAACGGTCCTGTTATTTTCTTAGATTGATATATCACTGAGGAACCATCATATCTTAAATAATATTGTTCAACAACATCAACAAATTTGGCATCGGTTTTCATGCAATTATTATTATTTAGATCAACTTCGATAATATTTTCATCAATATATCTAATCATATTTTTAGTAAGACCAGCAATATCTGATTGTTGTTTCATAAATTTTTGTGATTCCTGTTCTGTCATATTCGTATCATTATTGAATTGGTTGAAAAAAAAATATTTTCTGAGTTCAATACCCTCTACATTTTTGTATACAACTATTTTTCCTACGACGTTTTCTGTTTTTGGTTTTTTGTAGTCGATTACAGACCCGTAAGGTTTGCCTAAAATCCAAGTTGATGGGTATTTCATTTTGTGTTATTTATAGTATCATATTATTATATGTCATCTTATCCCTTTAAATAATATATAATCAAATTTTTAATCCATCTTATATTATAATAAATAAAAACGATGTTAAAGGTAATCAATATGTCAAAAATTATATACAAATGAAATCTACCCTTCACTAAATTTACAACGCAATATATGTGTATATAAAAGTGATGTAAATTCTTTTTAAATAAATAAAATGGTAAACAATATGAAGTCATTATATGGTAATCAATTTGACTTAATAAAAAAATTTGTTGAAATGTATTTAATTCAGTGGAATTATACACATTTTAGCGAATTTATCACTCACCTCCACGGAGTCTGAGCACCAAGTGCAGAGTCGACTCTTTCTGAATATTATAGTCAGAGAGTGTACGACCATCCTCCAATTGCTTACCGGCGAAGATCAGACGTTGTTGATCGGGTGGGATACCTTCCTTGTCTTGGATCTTGGCCTTGACGTTTTCAATGGAGTCAGTGGCTTCAACATCAAGCGTAATAGTTTTTCCAGTTAAAGTTTTCACAAAGATTTGCATACCAGACATGATTATTAGTTAGTTTTGGTGGTTTCTAATTGTAAATTGATGTTCTTTATATATATCTTAAACGGTCTTCAAAAATTTAATATTTCAATTTTTTTCATGCAGTAAATACGTCATATATATATAAGAAAATTGAATAATCAAGTGTAAATTTAAAAAGAATTAATATAAGTAAATTATATAATTAAATGAATAGAAAACAGGGAATTTTAAACGATTTAGACAAGTTGCAAGCGGACACTAATACATTGGATGACTTAGCAGACAAACAAAAAACTAAATTATGTAAAGAATGTGGCACTACAGAAGGAGCTAAACCCCTAAGTGACTTTTACTCAAAAGGTGCAGTGTGTAAGAAATGTACGAGTGATCTACAAAAGGGTGTAAGTTATGAAAAACAAAAAGGAGATCGTATGTGTCCTAAATGTAAGGTAAAAAAATCTGTTGATAAATTCTATGTCGACGCTTATGATCTTCGTGGAACACAAAGTCACTGCAGTGATTGCCAAAAAGAAACGCAGAAAAAAATGGCTGAAAAATATAAAGAAGCCAACAAAAATAAAACGGATGATGAAATGCCCACAGGAGTGATTAAGTGTTCTGACAAAGAATGTACCGGAAATAAAACAGCAAAAGATTTTGTAAAAGACAGTACCAAAAAGAATGGGTTACAGACTACTTGTAAAGAATGCAAACAACGGAAATTATCTGCAAAATTGTCTGTCGTTGTTGATCCAAATACAACAAAAAAAACATGTACTGGAGAATGTGGTAAAGAAATGTTATTAACCGAATTTACAAAATCAAAATCAGGAAAACATGGATACGCAAATGAATGTACAAAATGTAGAGGTACACGAAGAAGACAAATTGCCAATATAAAACCTTCCGAGGGAAATAAGGAGTGTTCAACATGTAAAGAGAAAAAGAATTATTCAGAATTTCCTCCCTGTAAAGAATCTCTCGATGGTGCAGAAGGTAACTGTAAAACATGCAGAGAAATTACTAAAAATAATTATTTATCTACATACAATGGTCATATAACAAATTTGTTCAAAGATCTCAACCACAATGCAAAAGCAAAAAGTAAAATCGTCAATGTCGAGATAACAAAAGACGACATCCATGAACTATACAAAACACAAAACGGTTTATGTGCAATGACCGGTATTAAAATGACATGTGAACATCAAAAACGTGACAATGAGCAATTGGAACATAACATCAACAAATACAATGTTTCGGTTGATAGAAAGGATTCTAATGCACACTACACAAAGGATAATATACAACTTGTTTGCGCAGCAATAAATAGAATTAAATATATACTAACTGTTAATCAATTTATCGAAATTTGTAACAAAATAGTTTCAACCAAAAATAACAAAACCAATATTACTCTACATCAAAATGAAATTAATAAAATAAAAGACGATCCAATATTAATAACTCTTGTTAAGGCACGCATGTCTGATTTAGTACAAAATGCTAAAAAAAGAAATATCAAAGTATTAATTAACAAAGATGATGTTATCGAATTGTACATTAAACAAAATAAAAAGTGTGCACACACAAATGATGTATTAAGTCTGGAAAAAGATAATAATTTCAGTCTATCGATTGATCGCATTGATTCGCAGAAAGATTATACAGTTGATAATATTCAATTAATAACAGCATTGGCAAACCACATGAAGAATGATTATACAAATGACGATTTTATTAGTCTATGTGAATCAGTCATTAAACATCATAACAACAATCAAATTAAACCTGAACTTGAAGTTAAACCTGAAGCTAAACCTGAACCAGAACAAGAACAAAAAGAAGAAAAACCAAAAATAAAAACAATCAAAGTTATTAAAAAGGTAATAGTCAAAGCTAAACCAAAACCAAAACAAGAAAAT